GCATTCATAGAAAGATGGCAAGTGAACGAGTCCTTGCCAATCTTTACTTCAAACTTACCTGATAGTTGATTCATCGTCGGCTATTTGCCGACAATTTACAACAAAGCGAGATATAATCTTACGCTACTGAGGTAGGATCACCAACGAGTTCAATCGTGCAGGAGTACGTGGCGAAGTCGTCCACCCCTGAAGACAAATCGAAGCTAGTGATGTAGCCCGTACCTCCGTAAGCCGTGCCGTTGGTATCCGTGCTTGACCACACCGCGGTGACCTTATCCTTGCCGATGCACTCGTCGAACAAGACCTTCATATCGAGGCAGCTCGTCAAAGTGTCCCACGAAGCTACACCTTCCACCGTGATGCTAGAAGTCGTCGTGCCTACGGCAAAGGCTCGCGTTGGAGCAAGGCTTGGAGTACTTCCAGCCGTAGCCGCAGTTGTAGCCTTGTAGTTGGTCTCGTACGTGGCGTTGCTCACGCTAATCGAAGCCGAGGTGCTATACATTACGGGCTTCAGAGCGGGGCTTGCGCCCACGGATTCACCTGGGTTCGTGCTGAATGCTCCGTTATCTACGTCGATGTAGATAGCTACTGTGTTCGCGTTAATCGTTGCCATCAGTCAAGAGTCTTGATTACAGGGTTACCCTCCAATTCAAAGGAGGCAGAGAAACTCACAAAGTCGTCCATACCAGCAGAGAGTTCAAAGCTAGTGCAGAAGCCTACACCGCCAACCGCGTTGTCTTCGGCTTGGTTGTTGTACCAAAACACGCCAACACGAGTCTTGGCTTTGCACAGGGTGAACAACTCGTCAGCGTTGTCGGCAAGGGCAGGATCGTAGACTCCTTCCACGGACAGGGAGCAACTCGTCGTGCCAACGGCAAAATCGCGCGTTGTCGTCTCCGCAGTTTCATCGGTGATACTAGTAGCCTCGAACGTGGCGTTAGAGACGCTGATGCTTGCAGAGGTGACACCGACAAGAGAGGCGTAGCCTGTCAAAGCGTCGGGGATTGCGTCCGCATTATTTGTTGGTTCAGCCTTGTACTGAAGCGTACAGGCATTTCCTTTGATTGCTCCCATTTCTATGTGATATGATGCAAGATTAGATTTTCAAGATGAGTTGTGGTCAAACTTCGTTCGATTAAGGGTAGACGAACACGTTTAACGTCAAAGCCAAGATATAGAAGTCGTGCAGCTCGTGGGCATCCGTCAGCACGTCGGTAAGGCTAATATGGCCTATGCGGTACGCCACCCCGTCCACGGTCTTTGTGCCGCTGAACTCCGACAAAGCCTGTTTGACCGCATCGTGGATAGCCCAAGCATCACTCATACTTGTGTCGGTGACGTAGACTACTATGTTGTAGACCTCCTGGGCAATACCCTGATTGCTACGCTCGAAGCCCGTGCCCTCAAGGTCGATTGCGATATAGGGACGCTCCATCCCCTGTCGTGCCATCACAAGACTGATTTGGCTTGCAGGGACAAGGTTAATCACCGCTTGGGTATCTACGAGGATCTTGCGAATGACGTGGATCATTGACCGAGGGCTTTTGCCGCATTCTTGTTCATCGTACGCAAACCTGAATGGCGACGGGTGGGACTTCCTGCAACCAAGGTACGAAGTCTACGGACAAGTTTCTCCCTGATACGCGGCACGTATTCGTGCTTCGTTTGTTGGTATGCGGGTTCGACGAATGGCTGGGCCTTACTGCCGTGGTTGATCGTCTTGCGACGCAAAACGCGACCCGCTCGGAAGCTATAGAACGTAAAGGGGTTCTTGCCCGCCTTCACGGTCTTCTTCTTCTTCTTTGTGCCTAGTTCTACAAGGTGCGCGTGGAACACACGACGCTTGCTCTTGCCCCTAATTACAGGGCCTGTACGACTACCGACCCGAGACCCGTAGCCCGTAGCCTTGGCCGTGACCGTGCCGATGCTCTTCTTCAAGCTACCCGTCTTGCCTTTTGGGGCAAGCGTCTTCATACGCTTCTTTGTGGGTATCAAAGCGTACGTCGTCAACTTCTCCATCTCTCGTCTCCGCTCCTTCACGGTCATACCCGTAAGAACCTGAAGCCGCTTCTCGAAGTACGCGATGTCCGTCGCGTTGAAGACTACGTTAGGAGCATATTTGCTACTGCGTAGTGCCATTAGCGAGGGCGTACATTAATGGTCGGTGTCCAGTTATCTCGACGCAAGCCAAGAATACGCGTGTACTCCGCCTTGCCAAATTCGTCAACACGGGTGATCTCATAGTACCGATTGTTGTACTTGACAATCCACTTCTCCGTGATTTCCGATCGGAACTTCTTAATGTAGAATTCCGTCCTAGCCTCCACCACAAGTTGCTTTCCGTGAGCCTCCTCCCCAATAGTAGACCACTCGATGTCACGACGACGGGCCATAGCCGTAATCTGCAAGGTGTAACCCGTAGTTTGGGTTTCGCCAAAGTCGTTGACCTCCTCGTCGGGAGAGTACAACTCGATCTCCTTATTGAGTGATCCGAGGTTGAACATCAGGTAAAGGCTTTCGTGCGGTAGCGTTCGAGCAGGTGCTTGCTCGTCAAAGGCACTTCGTAGACGCGCTCACGACCTACGTCTTGGCGGTTTTCGTAGAAGTGCCCAGCGATCATAAGGAACGCTTGATACACGTATTTAGGGACGCTTTTAGTCTGCGTGGTAAACTCCAACTTGTATTTGTTGAGTTCGTTAGCAGATGAGCCGAATCCGCTCTTCATATGGACGCGAAGGGGCGAGTTGATATAGTCGATAGAATAGTCGTCCGAATCAACCGCGCTATACGTCCCGTTAGATTGCAGCTCGTACAAGACAGGCGCGTTACCACCTGTGGTTTTTAGAATCTCAAAGTTCTTGTTCACAAAGACGACGGGGTAAGCATAGTCCCAATATGCCGTCCAATCGCAGTCTCCGAACACAACGTCACAATACTCCTCGATATAAGATTGAGTCGTCTCTAGAAGCGTGTTCAGGTACGTGTCCTCCGAAGAGTAGTCGATACGCAAATGAGTCTTGAGCGCGGCAAGGTCAGGGAGCGATCCTGCGATCAAACTCCCCGACTGCGCGTACGTCTTGTCAAACCTTATGTGAGGATGCGGTTGCATTCTTACGTCTTAATACGGATATAGCCTGAAGCCTGATAACATTGGCCTACCGCTAGTCCTGTGTTAGAAGTTGGAAGGTCTGAAACACTAACCAACTTTGGCAGAGACAATGGGCTATCTGCACCCAAGATTCCATTGATAGCCGTCACCGCAGCCGCGGCAGTATCGTAGAACGTCCCGTCGATGTTCACCGCAGTATAGTGCGAGAGAATCAACTCCAACGGATCGTCAGCACTCAACGCGTCGGCATCAATGCAGATTTCAACGTCCTCTTCTTGTACACCTGCCACCCGCGCAAACATAAAGTCCGCCCCAGGAGTGCAGAACAACTTTCCTTCGAGGTAGATGTAACCTCGGATATTTCTAAATGTCATATCTCGAAAGGATTAAAAACCCCCAACCCCATTGGCCGTGCTTTTACGTGCGTGGCATAGGGTCGGGGGTCGAATCAACTATTAGGCTACCTCGCAGTACACCGCAGAGGCCGCGTGAGCCACGTTGCAGTTAGCGTAGTAGTTCATAATCATACGCGTCTGACCGCTATCGGCAAGCGTCACGTTGTCCACGATCAAGTCCGCACCGCCCCAGTAGCAGCAGTAAACGTCGTTCATATTGATCAGGAAGAACGGCAACAAGGATGACTCGTTGGTGATGGCAGTAGAGCTGTCACCGCCCACAAATACATCATCCGTCGTACGAGCCGTGTCAGCAATCAAAGCGGCAGTGATTTGGCTATGGCCGTAAGCCTTGTAGCCCGCAATCGTGCCGTCGGCTTGCAACGTAGGAATACCTCCGTTGGTGACCGCTTGTTGGCTACGTGCCGTAGCAAGTTGTCCGTGAGAACTGAAGAAGGTAGCAGAAGCGTTCAACGCGTCAGCATCACCCAAAGCGGCAATCAAGTCGTTCGCAGAAGCGAAGTCGATTGACGGAACTGCGGCAACAGCAGTCGTGCTACGCAACGTCGTGCCACCAGCGGCAGTAACGAAGTTAGCCCAAGCCTGTGCGTCCATCAAACCACCCGAGTGGCGACGGAATTGAGCTGCAACTGCGGCATCGAAAGAAGCGTTCGACAATGCCAACGTCTGATTTGACACGTTGATCACCGATGCGAAACGCACGGGGTCGATGTCAACGGACTCGATAGCACTACCCTGTCCCTTTTGCTGAACCTCGGTCACTTTAGCCGTGGCATCGGTTGGCAAAGATGGGAGACGCACCGTGCCCGAGACACCCGTAAGGCGGTTACCGCCCGCTTGCTCGACTACGGAGTCAGGGACGAGACCCTGCAAGATGCCTTGTTGTTGCGTACCCACAACATTTGAAGCCGTCGTAGGCCCAGCGGCACGATAGGTCAATCCGATTGGGATTTGGATCTGACCCATTGGCGTGATGCCTGAAGCGCGGAACTCGTTGAGAGCCTCTTGCTTCATCTCGGCTTCCAAGCCCTCCAATCGTCCGTTCTGACGGAACTGATTGATGGCAGACTGCAAGTCGTAGTTTTCAGCCGCCTTGGTCATCTCGCGCTCCTCGGACTTGGACGCTTCCCCTGCCATAGAACGGGCCATAATAGCCTCGGTCTTTTCAGCGTTAGCGATCTTCTCGTCCAAAGAGAAGATGGATTCATTGAGGTCGGCCTGCCGAGCCTCTTCTTGTTCCGTGAACTCCCGCTCTTCTGTTTTGGCGGTGTCCACGAGTGCCTCCAGGTCAGAGATCAGAGAGGCACGTTCTTCCTTCAACTTCAAAGAAGTTTTCATTTTGAAAGGGTTTTGTGATGGTGAATAGAAAGGAGTGCCTCCGCTACCTTCCGCTTGGGGGCAGACGTAGGCTGGATTTCATCTTGTACGGGTGTCTCTTCGACAACCTCGGGTTCGGCCTCCAAAGCCGCGATAGCATCGCGCATCTTAACGGAGGTCTGCGGGTAGGCGGGTGATACCACAGGCGAAACATCTGCGATGCGAGCAAGGCTCTTAATCGTCCGACGATATGTCCCGTCGTCTTTTTTCTCGTAGTCGTCTTCGCGGACGACAAAGCCGAAGCTACTGCCACGGACATCACCGCGCTTAATGCTCTCGGCAAGATCCTTGGCGTAAGATTGATCGCCCAAGTTGAACTTGTAGTACAACCCGTGCTCATCAACCTTCAACTCTAACGTGCCCTGACCATTGTATGAACGTGCTAGTGGCATATTCATATCGTGGTTGAACAAGGCCACAACGTCGTCCATCAGACGATCGTCAAATGCTCCTGGAGATACAACCTCTTCAACCGCCCCAATCATTGTGGGTTGATTGAAGACTGCGGCATAGCCTTCGACCGTGCGTCCTTCATCTGCCAAGCGCACCTCGGTGTGCTCATCAGAGGCAACGTAACTGCGTCGCTCTACCTCCGTAGTTCTTTGTTCTTGTTCCATATGCTTGTCTTTTTGTCTAGGCGAACGCTCCTCTTTGTCCTCAACGTTGTTGCGTTCCGCTTCTGCGATAACGCGCTTGCACCAAGGCAACATAGAAGAGCCTCCCCACGCGGCATACATTATGCTTCCGCAGATAGGCTTGCCGTCAGCGTCAGTAAACTTGCCTTGATTGTAGACCTTGGCACGGCTCAAAAAGCTAAACGTGCGCTTCACGGTTGCTAAAGAAAGAGACTCGCCACTTGCGATTTGATTGGCGCGTTGCCAACCGACAGGAGTGCCGCACGAAGTCCCCTGCGTCTCCTTGAACTTCAAGGCGCGACGAGCCGCACTACGGGCAGCTTTGGGGTAGTTATTGTACGTCGGCATCGGTGTTTTGTCCCGTGATGTAACTAGCGTAGTCCGACATACTCTCAAGCGGGATCTGATTCACTTGGACGAGATTCAGGTCACCCCCTGGGATACTATTTCGGTCTTCCAACCCTCGAACTTCGTTAATGGAGAGCACTCCATCATTCAACAAAGTGTGATAATAGTTGGCCCGCGCTTGCATATCTCCACGCATCAAGCTAATCATACTGAACTTGAAGGCGTAGTTAGAACGCTCGACGGGCAGGAGCAACTTGCGACGGAGTTCCTGTTCGATGTTTACGACCCAAGGATGGATAGTGTGCTTGGCAAAGAACAAGTCTTGTTGCTCGACGTTGCTATACTTCACGTCACCGCTCATCTGAATAAGCGAAGGCGGGACGTTGAAGATGCGGCAGATCTCCTCCACTTGGAAGCGACGGGTGTCGAGGGCTTGCGCGGTTTCGGGTGGGATGCCCACGCGCTCGTACTTCAACCCAGCCTCAAGGATGGCCGTAGCGTGGCTTGCGTTCATCCCGTGGTATTTCATATCCCACGTTTGGCTCAAGCGTCGGTACTGATCCTCACTCAAAGTCTTGTCGGTCATAAGTACACCGCTCATATTGCCTCCGCTACCAAAGAACGAAGCACCATATTGTTGAGCTGCATACGTCAGACCGATATTCTCCATATGCTCGCGGATCGGGCTGACCCCACGGAAGCACTCGATAGCAAGGACATCCTCGTTGAAGAGGGCCTCCTCACTTTCGCGGTAGAGGTAGATGCGTCGCCCGTTCAAGTCCTTGGCCTTGATCTGATCGGGAGGCACAAGGTTGAGTGACTTCGGACGACCATTTTGGTCGCGCTCGATAAGGGCATAGCCCCCACCGTGCATCAAAGCATCACTTACGAGGTAAACCCAAAAGTGATACGCACCCATATATTCATTTGGCTCTTGTGTAGCCAAGCGATAGGCGACGTGTTTGCGGTCTTTTTTCTTGACACCCTCTTGCATCTCGTACAAGTCGAGATCCAAACTAGCGATAGTGCTTGCAATCTTGTTGACACAGGCGTACACGGCACTAACGGCCATAGCACCCTCCTCGCTCAACATCACTCCGCTTCGTGTAGGCTGCCAAGGGTAATACAGGGCGGGGTCGTACGTCCGCTCTTCCACCTGGGCGGTAGGAGCGATCGCTTCTCGAACACGAGTGAAGAACCCCTTGCGGTTTTCAGCCATTATGCAATTATATGGCTTTCTAAATCTTTACGCATCTACGATGTTCGATTTCTTTTTAAGATGCGACGAAGAATAGTATGGAAACTCTGATAACAACTATAGCGATTGCGGCCAAAGAGGTCGTAGTAGTCGTTCTCAACCGAGTAGTATGCGTCGACATTACGTGGGTAGTCGTAGAGTCGCTTTTGGTATTCTTCAACAAAGCCTTCGGGTGTGTTTAGTTTGCGAGCAAGTTGAAGACGCTCTTCGCAGGTCATAGGAATCTGATTGTGTAGTCTTCAGGGAAGGCATCGTCCTGCGTTTCAGTCATAGCCTCTCCAACTGCACAAATCAGCGCGGTGATCCCATCAATCTTATCCTGCGACCGACTCTTGTCAGGTTTGCAGTTCATCGCGGGGTCGTACGTCACTTCGAGGTTTCCTGCCATCCAGCGGAGTACAGGATCTCCCTCGTGGTTCAACTTACGCTCCAAAATCAGGCGGTAGACCTCCTTCATAGGTGCGCTCATACTGACGTAACCCTGACCCATCGGTGACATCTCAACCCCGTCGTGGGTAAGATTGATTATGAGTTGGGAACTATTGTATCTGTCGAACGCTATGCTACGAAGATTATACCGCTTCATCAAGCAATTTTCGTCAAATTTTACTACACCATTTTCCACATAATATCCTGATATACACTTCCGTATGTAGTCGTAGTCAGTTACGTTTCCAGGAGTGACCGTGACCTCATCTGCGTGGCGCAACTCCATATAGATCGTGTTCTCATCTTTGTAGAGCCGCTTCTCGATAGCCTCCTCGGGTAGCCAATAGAATCGCTTGGTGTCGTAACCGCCATCGTCGGTAGGCGCAACAAGGACAAGACTGCAAAAGTCACTTACGCTTGCAAGGTCAAGTCCACCATAGCAGGGCCGCTCGCCATCCCACTCCACCACACCAAGGTCGTTCTCTCGCCATATCTCGTCGCTCACCCACGTCTCACTAGACTTGACCCATAGGTTGCAATGCTTCGTCTTGAAGTTTACCTCCTCTGCCCCGCCATAGTTCTTCGCCTGGACGCATTGCTGACGGAGGTACTCATAACTGATGCTATGACCAAGGCTAGGGTTCGCTTTGATCCACGTCTCCTCGTCGCGCCAATCGTCGTCCTCGTCAAGTTCGTAGATCATACTGAACAAAGAGTCGTCACGTTTCTTGCCGTCAAGGACTTCCTTGCACGTCTTCGCCAACTGATAGCACGGTCCTGACACGTTGAACCCTGCCGTAGTGATCGTAAACATCAAGGGTTGCTTGCGGCTACCCATAGACGACTTCAAAACGTTGTAGACTGCCGAGGTGGGGTGGGCGTGGTATTCGTCAACTACGGCAAGGTGGGCGTTCAACCCATCGAGGCTATTCTTGTCACTCGACAGGGGTTCTGCCTTGCTATTTGTTTTGTTGACGTGCATATTGGCTCGGTGAACCCCGATGCGCTTTGAGAGGCTCGGGCTAGACCTAACCATACGTGTTGCTTCGTCAAAGCAGATCCTAGCCTGATCGCGCTTGGTGGCGCAGAAGTACACCTCGCTACCTTCCTCGCCATCGAAGTCCAACATCGCAAGGCTTACGCCACTCAACATCGTGGACTTGCCGTTCTTACGGCCCACCTGAATGTACGCGGTGCGGTATCTGCGGTAGTGCGTTTCCTTACTCCTCCAGCCGTAGATGTTGGCGATCACAAATTGTTGCCACGGGAGCAGCTCGAAGGACTGACCCGCGTATGTCCCCTTGCTATGTTTAAGGAAACGAGAGAAGAAGGTGATGTACTTCTCTGCCTCGTCGGGGTCGAAGTAGAAGTCTAGTTGTTCGTCAGAGAGGTCGGAGTGGAAACGCTCAACGGCTTTGTGAACGTACTTCGACGTTACCACTTCCCCGTTCAACACGTCCTCCGCATATTGGACATAGGATAGTTCGCTCATTCTTTTCCGTGTGCTTGACGACCTGATACTCGGGCGTGACAGGATGTACAAAGCCCTCTAATGGTCTCGATGTCGTAGAATCTATCGTCCTCTCCAGGGCGCATTCGCACGGGAATGATGTGGTCGGCAACGGTGGCTGGGATGAGTTTTCCAAGCCTCTCGCATAGGACGCACAAAGGGTCTCGGAGCAGGACGAGTTTTCGAGTCCGTTGCCATTGCTTCGTATGGTATCGTGGATCGGGTTCTCGCAGTCGCCCGCCTTGTGGCTTGCGTCCTTTCGGTTGCCGCTTCCAAGGTCTTTTCTTTTCACGCTTCGGGATATTGGGCATATTGTTCGATGGCCTTGAAGATTTGTAAGGCTACTTGTGGGACGATTGCATTTCCGTAAGCCTTGATGCTCTCTCTTCTCCATCGAGAAAAGGTAATGTCGTCCAATTTACGGGGAAGCCCATCATCTCCTCCACATACAGGGGGGAAAGTTGGAAACCCTGACCAGCCCGTTGACGCAAAGTGTCTTGTAAAGTGCTCCCGTATTTCGCCTTGGCTTCCGCTAGGGCTTCGGGACTCCGTGCCGTGTTCCAATCGAAGGCCGTGGGTGTCGGTAGCATCTGACTCTTGGCTAGGTCGTGGAGTTGTGCGCTCCACTCCGTCCCGCCCTTGTTCTCCCTCTTGCCGTTCTCGTTCACCTGTACCGCTCCACCGCTCATATTCTTTGTGGTTGGAGTTGGCAACAATCGGATTGCCGCTAGGTGATCTAGATACAACGCCCTCTTCTGCCCACCATACTTCTCCTGACGATCTTTGCACTCCTCCTCCGTTCTCTCCCTTGTTTGGCTCATCACGGTAGGCAACAAACCATATGCGTTCTCTTCGGTGGGGTGCACCGACACCCGCAGCTGGAAGTATAAACGGTTGTACGGAGTACCCACTAGCTTCCAGGTCAGCGCACACCTCTTCGAAGACCAGCCCTCCATTCCAACTAACAATCCCGCGAACGTTCTCGCCCACGATCCAGCGTGGTGAACACTCTCGAATAACGCGCAACATCTCGGGCCACAGGTGGCGTTCGTCGTTCTTTCCCTTTCGTTCTCCTGCGTAGGAGTATGGTTGACAAGGGAATCCTCCTGTGAGGACATCAATTCGTCCATCATAGATAGTTGCATCGAGTTCTCTGACATCCCCGTATTGTTTTGTGTGTGGAAAATGATATTTCAAGACCTGACGTGGAAACTCCTCCCACTCGCAGTTGAAGAGGTTAGTCCAGCCCATCCATTCAGCGGCTAGGTCAAATCCGCCAATGCCTGAAAAGAGTGAAGCGTGAATCATAGCCCGCAATATCCCGAGTCACACCCCCACTCCTCAAAGTTTATCTCAATCTGCAACCTGTGTCTCTCGATCTCCGAGTATGACACCTCTTTCTTGAACTGATTGCCCGTTCGCAGCTCCTGATTCTTAAACCACTCCATCTTTTTGGGGTGATCGTCGAACTTTTTGCGTAGCACAAGCGGGTTTCTATGGAAGCAACCGACGCAGTTGTTTTGCTCGGCAAACTTCACAGGCTTGTTTTTCCAATACTCTACGATGTTATCGCGCTTAATTCCGTTCTCGATGAGTGGGAAAACGGGCTTTTGCCACCCCACATTCTTGTATTGACGAAGGCCGTCGACGCACTTGTCGAGCATATTGCTTGCCCGACGCTCCTCTCCCGAGCGGAATCCTATCTGCATCTCCATCGGCTCGCCCACATTTTCCTTCCACCAATCGAACATTGGGTCAATCTTCATCTCGGTAGTGCAGAATCGCGTCATTACGTTGGGCAGGTACTTGCCTTTCTTGTCGATCAGATCCTCAAACGCCATTCCGACAACCCAATGGATTTCTTGCTGGAGGTATTGCTCCAAGTCGAGGATGGTCTCAACGATTACGTCCTCCTCCAACGTCCCGACAAACTCACGACCTATTTTGTCGCTTACCACCTTGCGGAGGTACGGATCGGGATGCTTGCAGAGCGGGTCGTTAGTGGTGACCAAGGCAAATACGAGGTAGTCGCTCTTGTACTCACTAGCGATATATGCAGAAGACTGTCCTCCGCTGACACTTGTGGCTCTCTTCATTGCTTCTTGATCAGGTCATAGTCGTCCTCATCATTGTCCAAAAGCATCCCCGCAATCTTCTCACGATCGACAGGCGACAAGCCCCACTTACTCATAAGGCTCGTGAAGGCAGCTTGGGCCTTGGCGTAAGCGGTGTATGTCCCGCTGACATTGCTCGTCCCGTTCTCGAAAACTTGGATAACGTCGTCGGCATCCTTTAGACGGTCGGCACACCACTTCATAATGACCACATTCTTGGTCAGGGTAGATAGCCCTATTGCATCTATGGTGTGGAGTAGATCATAGTCTTGAAGGTGGGTCACCAAGGCATCATAGACTTTCCGCTCCTCGGGGCTGAAGTCGAAGATCGGTTCGGGGGCTTGCGCGTCCACTTTCCGTACAGGCTCTACCCTGCGGCTCGGTCTATCCGTGCCCTGGAGGGCCTTGAGTACGATGGTTTTTCGTTGTGCAGTCATAGGTTTTAAGGTTCGGTTTGGGTCAAATATACCACATTTCCCCTTACCCCCCCCACCCAAAAAGTGGCCTCAAATGTAGGAGGC